ATTGACTTTTTAGCGCATGGTAGTACTTGTTTACTTGCGCGGTAAGCGGTACTTCGCGCGTTTGATACATAACTTCTGGCAAGTCAAGACACTCTGCCTTGGTAAAGCGGATAGCGGGTTGTAACGCGCCGAACACTTGGTCACGCGCGTTGGACTTTGGAACCCACTTAAAGCGTGTTACTTGTGTCATGACTTTATCGCGCCAAGCCCCAAACGTCCTAGGTACACGCCCCGGTGCTACAAACTTAGCCAACCCATAAGCATCTATCGGGGACTGCGACGCGGGTGTACCTGTCAGCATCCATAGCTTCGTGCTTGGCATCAAGATACGGTTAAGCGTCTTCCATCGCTTGGTAGTGGCGGTCTTGTATGCGTTGGCTTCGTCTACGACAATCAGGTCAAACCCAAGCTTGGGTATCTCATCTTGCACGATACCAACACCGTCAAAATTTATGATCACAAACTCGTAGTCACCGCTAAGAATCTTCTTGCGCTTGTGTGCATCGCCATAGGCAACGGCAACCCTGCGGTGCATCGCTGTCTTGAATACGTCTGCTTGCCAAGCGGAGTACATGATCGACAAAGGGCAGATCACTAATACTCGTTTCACCAGCCCCTGATTCATTAAATAATCAGCCGCCCATATCACAGAGGACGTCTTACCTGTACCCGCCTCGTTGAAGCAGAATGCGCGGTCCCGCAGAGAAAGGAATGAGGCAGTAGTTTTCTGGTGGTCAAATGGCGTAAACATTCCGGGCCATTTGTAATCGCGTAGTATGGGTGAAGGTATATGTACATGATCATATATCTTCGTTAGGGTTTGCATCTCCTCAAGACCCCAATGCACAAGCACATCAGCATAGTTGCTATTCGAGGATAGTATCTCGCTCTTAGCTATATGTTGTGACGCTACTTGCGCTGACTCTTTGTTTAAAACTAATCTTACTGCACTGTTCTGAACTATTTGCACGATTATCCTTGACTAAAAATACCCCTTACGGGGGTAAGTCGGTTGAGCCTGTCATGCTTTGAGATAGGGACTCGCACCGCTCAACTGACATGGTTAAAAGGTATAAATGTCTAAACCCCCGCGCCACTCACTCATGCCTTACAGCGACGCTATTCCCGAACTATTTTTTACGTTCTTTCTTACTTACTTCTGATACCAAGTTACCTTTCGAGTCGCGCTTAAACGAACGATTCTTTGCAACTGTCTGAATGCGTAGCCCGTCTTTATTCGAGCCACCTTTGTCTAGTGCCTTGACGTGCGCTACATCTTTGCCTTCGCGCGCATCAGCTTTACCATTACCGTTACCATCAGGCATCTCTTTGTCTAGCTTGCGGCGTCCGCGCTGACGTTCCATGCGGTTGTCATGTTCACCACGGGCTTTCTGTTGCTCATACTCTTTCTTGTATGGGCGGGGTTTGTTTACGTATGGCATCACCGTTCCTTATGATATTCACAATCGCGGACAGGACACCATCCGCACAAGGGTGTAGGGTTGGGCATCCAAGCGTTTGTTTCGTATGACAATTTTAGTCTTTCCAAGTCGTTATGGAAATTACTCCATAGCTTATCTGTGTCGTCTCGCGTGTATTCTTCGGTCATAAAACTGTCGTGCATTACAAACAACAACCCTGCCTTGATGTACTTAACTTCAGGAAAGTGCGCGAACGTCATCAGAGCCATCAGCTTTAACTGTTTTGGATCAGGGTACTTGTTGCTACCTGTCTTGTAGTCGATGATAAAAGCGTGTTCACCGTCCACAATAAGCAAGTCAACAATCCCGCGCACCCACCTGTCTTCATCTTTAAACTTACAAGGCTTACGGTCTCGCGTGAGCGCCATCTCCTGTTCCGGATAACGTATCCCCGGAATTTCTTTTAGCGCATCCAACACAGGTTGAAACCGTTTATAGTTTTGAGCTAGGGGTTTACCCTCCCCTACATAGTCTTCACAGGCTTTATGCACCTCGGTTCCGTACAACATCTGTTGCGACGTTTCTTTGGTGAATCGCTTTAGTACTTTAACTTCCTGATACTGGCGAGGGCAGTTAATGTAGTCCTTTAGCGCGGAGTAAGACCATGTAAAATCCATAACCATCCTTGAAAGTTTAGTTATACATATTACTCCTTTCGCGTCGGTGCATCAACATCTTTTACTCGTTTTCCGTCTGGATAAAATAATGTTTCACCCATGCGGCTTGGCGCTTGTAGAATGTTCATTGCACCTGAACGCATCGACAACCTGTCATTACGTGGGGGTTTGTATTCCCCTTTAAACCTGCTAACGGTCTCAGGTTTTTTCTTCGCGTTCATGATATGCCTTTCAAATTGCCGCGCTTGACTTCGAGGTCTATGCACAGGGCTTCGATCTGATCGTTTAATCTACGTATTTCTTTAGCGTTGTGTTCTTCAGCCGCTACCCACGCCGCGCGCCATACGTCGTACGGAACCATTAAGTTGTTCAAGGGTACGGTCAACTGCCACTTGTGAAAAGCTTTGACACAATCCATAGCACCTTCCTCGTAAAGATTAGCATTCTCCATAGCTTACTCCGTGTTTTGCCTCACACGCTACAGGCAGTCCCGTAGCCCAGTCAGGCGGTGTTGACATCACTTCCACGATGAACTGCATCGCGGCATCCAATTCTTCCTTTTTTACCACGACCACAGCCGCATCGTGTACCGTAAGCACAACCCTGTAACGCTCGTTTAGCTTGAGCATCTGCTCGCCCACAATGATTCGCGCCAAGGCTTGAACTACGTTTTCTACTAGCGATCCGCCCCACATAGACACAGGGCCTTTGCGTGACTTGTACATGTATCGGGATTTATCTTCATCAGTGTTGAGATACAGGTTGGGGTAGCGGATGTACAGCCCGTTTGGTAGACGCACACCACTCTTGTCTACCCGTAAGCAGTCATGCCGCCCGTAGTAGTACGGCTTAGTCTTCCCCCAATCTGCCAAGTCCTTGATCACATCGTCACCGTCGCTCCACAACTCAATGATCTTATCGTTCGTTTCACGGTAGAGTGAAACTATCTCTTTACACTGCACCTCTGTTAGGTCAGCCCCGGGGGGTGATGTCTTTAGTGTGTGCTGAAGTTTTAATGCGCCAGTCCCGTAGCCCAATCCCAAGATGCAAGTCTTACCCACAAAGCGTTCAACAGGGTCAGCCTTAGAGATGGGGCGTTCATAAATCTTAGACGCAAACAGTGAGTAGACATCATCGCCCTTAGCAAAGGCTTCGACCAAATCATCTTGACCAGCAAGCCATGCGAGTACGCGCGCCTCGATCTGTGACGAGTCACAGTTAATAACTTCATAGCCATCAGGTGCTATGACTGCGTTCTTCAGCGCTTTCTTTTTCTTGTCTCGGCTTGGCAGATTCTGGAAGTTCACCTTGTCTGAGCCAGCCCACCGCCCTGTGTGTGCGCCATAATACTTAAGCGGAATGGGTAGTAGCCCCTTGTTACGCGCCCCGATATCAATGAAGCGCGCAATGCGAGACTCCTCGATGGTTGACTTAGTACCTAGCCGCACCGCGCATAGCTGTTGGATAAACGGGTCTTCGTGTTCGGTCAACGCCAAGAAGCCCTCGTCGTTCTTAGCTAGAGCGAGCGTGTCTTTGCCTGTGGTCTTGCTCACCTTCATCGGGGGCTTGATGCCAAGTTCTTCTAGCACAACGCCAAACTGTTTGTTGCTCGCAAGCTTCTTACGCACCGCTTCTTCGGTATCGCACTCCATACGTTGCATCAGCCCTTGTAGTAGAAATGATTTTTCTTCTCTGATCTCTTCAAGCCTAGCCGTGAGCAGTGCATCGTCAACCAAGAACACCGGGTCAATGAACATCCGCAACGTCATGTCAATAAGTTTTAATTCATCCTCTGGGAAAGAAGATGCCAGTTCTCCAAACAAATCAAACGTGAGCTGCACATCATTCATGCAGTACTCACCGTACCGCGCCAAGTCTACGGGCGTGAAGTCAACCCGACGCTTGCCAATCGCGTCGTCCACCTCTGTGCCCTTCACACCTAGCTCGTAACGCTCGGCTAGCACCTTGAGTGAGCCACCCGCTTCCACGCCATGTATAGCGCGCGCCATGCAAAGCGTGTCCAAATATAGTTTTGGCTTAATGTCAAAGTGCCATGCGAGTACGCACCCGTCGAACAAGGTGTTATGACAGAGCAGAGCGGCATCGCTCCAGTCAGTCAACGAGGATAGATACTGCTTCACCTCCCCGTGACTTCCTGAATACCACTCTGTATCGCTGTCATTAACTTTTGTACCTACCCCAATGACATGGAATTCAGGGTGACGCACGTATTCCTCCGTGGTCATCTTCTTGAACCCTACGTCCTTGGAGTAGAAAGTTTCAAAATCAAGCGTGATCAGATTCATCTAAGTCCCATCACATACATGACAGTGGCTTAAACGGACCTTCTACGCTTGTGTCCCAACAACACAGAGACCCGTCGGCATTGCGTACGCATTTCATAGCCGACATTGCGGGCGCGCTTAGCGCCATAGCTAGTACAAACAGGATAGCTTTCATTTGGTCACCTTCTTTAGGTTGTTGATTTCACGGTTCAGATACCACTGCGCCTTCTCAAGGTTCTCCAACTTATCACCCTTCAAGTCGCTTCGTGTAATGTACTTGATTACATTGCCAAGGTTGTAGCCAAGCTTCTTCGCTTCGATGAAGTCGATTGTCTCGATACCCCCTGCGGTGTAGTGCGGGGGATGGTTCACCATGTCGGTAGTGATCTTGGTAATGTGTGCCTGTACCTCGCCACGCGCCTGAGCCAAAGAATCTTTCAGGTGAGTCTCGTAGGGAGTAAGGGGCTTTGTCTTAACCTTGATCTTGTTCTTGTGCTTGGTACGGATGTTGTATACATAGCTTAACGACACCCCAAGCTTCTTAGCAACTGCGGCAGGCGCGTGACCTTGCTTGGTCATTTCGATAACCTGTGTTGTTTTGTTAACTCGTTTCATTTACTTTTCCTTTTTAGTGTACTTACGTTTAATTGCTGTAATACCCACTTCGGGTTCTTCCTCGGCATACTTCGCCTTAATCATTGCGTCTGCTAACTCATAAGACAAGCGCGGTATATGCCCTATGTTGTAGTCACCATTAGCTAAGTAACCTTGCATTGCCTGTACTGCAAACAAGTCCCGCAAGTCTTCGTCATTCATTTTTTAGTTCCTTGTCGTATTCTTCTGACAGGCCACGAATAGCATCCTGCAAAGTATCAAGTTTTTCTATCTTATGTAAGTATTTAAAGTCAGGACTCCACTCGTATGTGGTCAGGTCTTTCTCAGCGTCCCAGTAGATTGTCACGATTCTAGTTTTCATTGTGCTGTGCCTCGCGGTTATGCTTAAACAGGTAGTCGTTGCGGTAATCAGTTGGGGGCGTCCATCCGTACCGCTTCCACACAGCTTGCACATTGCTCCCCGCTGTGAATTTGAACTTGCTGTTCTTCTCGGTTAGTTTCGATTTGGTTTCCATAATTACTTTTCCTATTGATAAAACGTGTGGTTAATAATTCAAGCGCGCGGTTAAACCCCGCCACGTATGCTGACTCCATGCTCAAGTAATCAGTCGTGTCCTTCCACTTCTCAAACTCCGAATCTGCTACTGTCATACCAAATACTCTTTTAAAAGATGAATGTTGTCTTCGTTGATCACGAACGTAGTACCGCCCGCTTTCTCTATGTCGCGCAAGTTCTTGTCTTGTAGTGCTGTAGTCTTACCATTACCCGCCTTGCATTCGATGCCGATAAACTTACCGCTATGGCAGATCAAGAAGTCAGGCACACCCGACGAACCGTAACCACCTGTCGCGGGCATAGCATAGTAAGCCCCTACGTCTTTCAAAATTGTTTTAACCTTCGCTTTGACTTTGGCTTCAGGTGTCACCGATCTTCTCCTTACAGTTATCCACAGCAATACACCCACGCTCTCGGCACCCCTCGTCCAAGTCAGGCAAGAACTCGTCAAGGGCTTCGTATATCTTCATAGGCAAGAGTCCGGGCGATGCGTGATACAGCACCGCGATAACCTTTAGCTTTTCTACCAGTGGTTTAGCTTGTTCATACCTCATGTCTTCTCCACGTTTTGAAATTCAACTTTGTATATGCCACCGTCCATACCCCAGTCGATGCGTAGGTTGCACTCTTTGTAGTACGGGCTAAGTGCCATGCCCAAGTGATGCGTCTCAGGCTTAACGCTGTAGTACCTGCTCACCATTACCTTCCCGTGGTCTTCGCGTGGCAAGGATGTTTGATATAGCGGAGGTTTTGTTTTAGCTCCCACCATTCTTCTCCTTGAGTTTGGCTTGCGCCCAGTTTGCACCTTGCATAAAAGCAATGTCACCAACAAAAACATCAGGAATATCATCCCAATTTAGCCCGACCCAAGGCAGTTCTGCATCATGTATATGCCCGTATTCGTACATTGGCGATAGTCTTAATGGTTTATCTCGCTCAGGCTCTTGCTTCTCTGCTTGCTCAACAGCTTTGCGTAAGGCTTCAAGGGCGTGGTACTCCTTTGCGTAATATGCATCCCAATTTTCAGACACAGTACCGTCTCGTGTTACTTCTCTTTTCAGTTCTTCGAACGCTTCGATTGCTTGCTTCATTACTTCGATGCTCATGTGTTCTTCTCCTTAATGCGTCGCTCTCTCCATTCCTGATACTTCAACTCAACAGGCTTGTGGCACACTGAGTGATTCCACGAATCCCAAAGGCTCATCTGCTTTTGGTTGATTGTTAAATCACCGTTCGGGCTGCTCATCAGCAACCGACCTATCTCACCACAGCTTGCCGTAAATTTAGGCTCAGGCGGGTCATTAGGCGGCACGATTGTAAATGTGTAGGGTAGCTTAGCCATTTTTATCCTTTAGTTTTGTTTCAACTGTTTTAACTAACTCCGTGTCATGGGCATATGCCAATCCCAAAATCCAATCAACGTCATCATCCGTCAGCCCGACCCATTGGCGCTTGGGCGGTGCGGTGTAGAGTGCAATTGGTTTGTAATGGCTCGTTGGTTTTTTCCACCTAAAATATTTATGCCCAACTGCGTTTTCGCACAAATACGCCACAGGCTCTTGCTTCTCTGCTTGCGCTATGGCTTGGCGTAGGGCGTCAATAGCCTCGTATGAAACTTTAACCGCAGCAAACGAATCTGCTTTTCGTAAAGCCTCAATGCAAATACAAAACGCCTCAACCCCTTGCTTCATTGCTTCGATGCTCATCCCCGCCCCCCGTTCATTGCTCGGTCAACCTGCTCATCCATCTGCTTGTCTGTGACCATGAATAGCTGTGCCGTGTACTTGTTCAGCCAACGGTATCGGTCTGCGTCTTCTTTCAGTGCGCGGATGATGTTAGCTACCTGCGCCATCTCTTCCTCCGTGATAAACCAACCGTTGTCCAGTACTCGTAGCAACTGCTCGTAGTCTCTTAGGTCTCTACTCATGTCAGTTCCTTGTTTAGTGTTTCACCCTTGAGTGAATTTAAAAATTGTGCTGGTAATATTATGCAGAAAATATGTTCTGTTACTTGCCACCCCACTTCTTCCAACTCGGAATTGTGGGAGTTCACATAAGCCAGTATCGTGTTGTACTTCACCTCTTCTTCGGACAGTAGTTTGGTTACTCGTGGCGTTGCCAATATCATTACTAGCTTTGATTTAATTGTGTCAGGCAATGACTTGTCGTCAAACACGCGGGTGTAGTGTGTGTCTACATACACCCAGTAATTCTGTGACTTGTACATAAACACTCTCACACAATCAGGCAACGTCTTGTGACTGACAGGCGGTAGCTTTATGTCGCATCCTCTCCACATGGTGTTAGTACCCATGAGTATGAGTACGGCGATGGGAAGTGGGTGCACTCTGTGACCACATCAAGCTCTTCATGAAACTCTGTGGATCTAGGTATACATTCATGTAGCATCTCCTTTTCTTTGCCTTCGAGTGAAACTTTCAACATCGTTATTACAGGGATAAGTTCGGGTACATCTGTAAACGATTTAATGTGTCGAATTGGTTTAAGAATTTCTACTCTGTCGTTGGTGTATCTAAACTCACCTACTACCAAATCGTTATGTTTGTTCGCGCCAAGCCCGTAGAATCTTTTACCGAACATTCTTTCTATTTCTACATTTGCATTCGCCACATTTTTATCTATACCATCAAATTTGTCAAGTAGCGCTTTACAATTATCAATTAACTCTAAAGGCAACGGTTCACCGTTAATAACATTTTTAAGCATGGTGTGAACTTGATCACCTGTCATATCAACATATTTACTTGTACGACCTTTACGCAAAGTATTTAACGCTCTGTCTATACCACTGTTAATATTTTTTGCGAATTGCCGATAGACCTGATCGGCTGACGGGATTGCATCTTCTCGTTTGATCGTGCCTAAAAGTGATGCCAGTTTTTTACTCTTGTAGGTACTGCGGTCATCGTTCGATGCCCCACGCATCTTAGAAATATATTCTGATTGATACGCAAACTTATCTGACGCTACGCGTACGCCGTCAACAAACTCGTGGTCTGGTTCAACATAAACTATACCAACAGGTACGCCCGCCATGACACCATCACTTAGTGCCATCACAAAGCCCGTACGTTGATCACCCACAAACTTCTCAACAGCGCACACCACTTGCATCTTGTATTTAAAGTTAAGCTCACGCACAAGGGGTAGTGCTTTGTTATTGGTGAGAGCTTCTTCCAACTCGGGTGTTTCCTTTCCCGCGAAAATGTAATTGCTCATATCTATCTCCGTGTTAGTAGTACTGTTGCATTTCATTACCGTTCATTGTGATCAGGAAGCCCCAATCCGATTGCGAATACACCTTACCCGCTTCTAGTTCTACACGAGTCAGCACCTCGGGGTTCTCTGTGTACACCAACTTGCTAAGCCTACGCTTGACATTGGTTACGATACCCATCGGGTCAATATTACGTAAGTACTGGGGGCGTTGATTGATTGTGCTTATTGTGTCGATCAGTCTGTTGGGCTGAAAGTCACTCACATCCATACGACAAGCGTTTAGGATCAGAGCATCTAGTGGCGCAGATACCCGCAATTGTTCGGCTCGCTCACGCATAAGGTTGCGATGTTCATTTGTGAAGTAAAGGTATTGGTAAGCTTTAGTGGGTGTTACATCCATACCAATGGTGTCTAACAGAAGTTCTGCCGCAATTTCTACAATATCTTTGTAAGAAATGTTTTTAGCCATGACCTCCGATACTTCGAACATAGTCTTGTACTTCGCCATCAGTTGGCGCGACGCTTTGCGGTTGACCTGATAGGTGTATAGCTGATACTTATGTGACTCAGGCACATCCCTGAAGTCGTCGCAGTTGACGCGCAGTCCCTTGAATATGGGGTGCATAGTGTCTCTGATTACTGACTTATATACAGCCCCACCTAGGCGTGAAGATCTATATAAGTACCCCGATAACGCCTCGCCGATGTGTATGCGTACACCTTGACCTAGTGACGCGCGCCCGTCTGAAGTGAATTCAAAGGTGTTGTCAGGACGCACGATGCCAATCTCGTGCGGGATAATGTTGTAGTAGTACACCTCTTTTGTTGTTGTGTTGTTTACTACTTTCTTACCTAACGCTTCATGCTGCTTGATGCTGTCGAAAGGTATGTCCACTTTGGTATGGAGTTTGCCGTAAATCATGCGGAACACTTGTTCGCCGTCCAAGTAGTCAGATAGAAAATACTTATGTGACTCTGAGCGTTTACCTGTGGGAAACCGATTGGTAGACCCGCGATATGGTGCGGTCGATTTCGTGATGTTCATTAATGAGTCGTAGTGAAAGGTGTGCATGATGTGTCCTTTAGTTGGTTATTAGTTAACTAATACTTTTTTGCCTGATGGAGGAGTAAAGCCACGGTTCTGCGTGACAAGCCATAGCGTGGGCGAGGTGATGTCCCACTGCACATTGTTCTCTACATAACCGTCGGTGAACACCAACACGCATTCCGCTTTGATGTCGTTCTTAGTTATGTATTTACTTACCGATGAAACCGTAGTGCCACCACCGCCCAATGGTTTGAGTAGTGACGCGATGTTCTCGTAGTCGCCTGTGAACAGTTGCTCGCCATGCACTTGCGTATCCCACCACAACACACGCACCGCTTCGGGTGAACACGCAGTACAGATAGCCGATAACTCCGTCGCAAACTCTGTCAACTCAACACCGCCGATAGACCCCGATGTGTCGATAGCCACAACAATCTCGCCTATCGTCTCGTTCTCAACTCCTGGCATATACATATCATTAGCCAAGTAGCGTCGGTTCATCTTGCGCCAAGTCAACTCGTCCTTGCCTTTGGTATTGGCTGAGACAAACATAGACAACTCTTCAACCCAGTCAACCTGTGGCTCTAGCAGATCAGAGATGCTCCGTGGCATCTTGCCACCCACACGCCCCGCCAAGATACCGCCCTCACGCAACGCCTTGTCGATGCGGTCGTCCAAGTCTTTGATCTCTTCATTAGTTAGTTCTTCCGTAGATGATGGGTCATGCTCGTCTATCTCGTGGTCAGATAGCTTTACTTTCTTGCCGTTGATGTTGATCACATCGTCGTCGCTATCTACAGGTTCACCTCCCTCTGAAGGATTACCGTTGCCTTTATCGTCGCACTTACCACCACCGCCCTGTGGCTTGGGCTTCTGGCGTTGTGGGTTCTGCTTCTTGAGTTCGTTGTATATCTCACGCATAGACCAATTGCTAAACTTCGGATCATGCAGACCACCATCTGGTAACTCCACTAGTCGTTGGTTGGTTGCAGTGTCAAGGACTGCGGTGATGTTGACTATGATGTCATTTACAACTAGATCGGCTGACACGTTGGCTAGTTTGGCGTCCTCTTTCCACATATCCTTGCCGCGTGGTATCTGCTTGAGTGCGACGTGCAGATTCTCGTGCAACACCAGACCGCGTAGCTTTGGCTCGGTCTCAATACCCTCAAGATACTGCCGACAGTAGCGTTTGTTTACCCCGTCCGTGTATGCCGTAAACTTACCATCAGTCACTTCTGTGTCGCCCATCAGCATGACACCCGAATACAACGCTGTGTCTTGGTGCTTCATAAGCGTGATGTGTGCGCGTTTAACGCGCTTCTCTTGTAGATTAGTCATTTAAAATTCTCCCTTTACAGTTACTTTGTCATCATCGTCGATGACGATAGTTGCCTTCTTCTCAGCCACCGCGCGCAACGCAAAAGCAGTCATCTTTACAAACTGTTTGTATTGAGAGCGTTCTGATAAATAGAAGCCAGTTACTAGGATTGCCCAACATAAGAGGGCAAGTTCAGTTAGAGAAATAGTCATTCACCCACCCCTGAAGTTATGCGAATAGATCGTGGTTGTCAGCCGACCACTTACTGATCCGCGCATTGTGTCGCGCTAAGCGCAAGGTTCGTTTGGTACGCATCATCATGGTAAAGAACACAGCCTGAATCTCGGATGACTTGATACGGTCTACGAATTCCATAAACGATGACAACTCGTCTTGCGTCTCAAGCACATCGACTGCTTGGAACATGATCATCAACTGCGCGGCAATGTCCTCTGGTACAGATACAGTCGTCGGTGATTTAAGAATCTCATCACGCACATCTAACAACTTGGTATCCAATGAGATCAACGCTTGCATATCCTTTGCCGCTGACATACCGATAGTGCCCGCCAGACCTACCATTGAAGAGTTCGTTGAATACTTGTTGCGTCGCGTAATGATCTTGTCAGCCTTGTACAAAGAGCGTGGCGAGCAGAAAGATAAGGCAGACTTGTTTGGATGGAAGATGTATGGGTTGTCATCTTGGTCACCATCTTTGTACGACGCCAAGCATCTTGGGAACATCTTGACGAATGTACGGGTGATGCGACTGACGCCATTATCAGAAGCCCATGTCAACCACTCAGGTACAGTTGGTTTAGCCATTGGCACGATACACACACGATTACCCGCGTGGGCGAGCATACCGTCACCGACCTTGTCCGATGCGTTATTAGATGTTGCAAACACGACAGACTTAAGACCGTCTGCTTCAGGCAGTGGTGTGTCACCTACAGTTCTCTCTAACATCATGCGGGTGTAGATGACTTGCATAAGCTTCGGGGCTTTCATCACCTCGTCGAGCAACACATACTTGGGTTTGCCGTTGTCCATCTTGAACAGAGACGCAACATAGTATTCAAGCGTCTTGGTGCTGTGGTTCGGTATGGTCATGCCGATGTCAGCCATGTCTTTCACAGGGCAGTCCACATAGATGTAGTCGTACTTGTCGTCGGGGTAGTCGTCTCCCGCCTTGCGCCACTTGTCGCCGTTGTCTGTAGCAATCATAGCTAACAGCGAGGTCTTGCCACATCCGGGTTCTGACTGTACGACCACAGTTATGTCTTCACCCACCGCAGGAATGAATGCGCGGAGTTCGTCGATGGTCATAGTTTCGCGGAAATTGATTTTAGACATGATGTATATATCCCTTAATTGATAAGTAAATAGGTAAGTTGTGAAACACTTGTTAAGAATAAGTTAACTAGGAAAGTATTAGCTGATACAAAAGTTAAGGCGATAAGTGGGCGCAAGATGTTCCGAAGTTAAGCTTAACCAATACACTTGAAAGCACCGAACTTGTCCAAGATGTTGTCGATGTTGGTCTTGACCTCGTGGCGTACGGCATCCGACTCGCGCAAGTCCTGTGCGTTTACATCGCGCAAAGTTCTCTCAAGCTTGGCTCGTGCCATCTCCAGTTCGGTGTCGTTGGTCAGGTTAAATGTTTTAAATGACTCACACATCTCACGGGCTTTGATAAGCGTTGTGTCATAGATCTTGCGTCGCTTAAGCTTATCCTCGCCGTTGTCGTCAACCCCAACAGTATCGTGCCCACAGCAATGGCTGATAGATGTCATCACCTCAATGAACCGCTCTGCTTGTTGCGTTGCGATGCTGTCGATTATGCGTTCAGTCTGCCGTGAATATGTATTAAACAAATCATCAGAGATTTCCTGCGCTATGGATACCCTGAAGTCATTCATCGGCACATCGTTGACATACAGGTTAAGACTACATTTATTGCGTACTTGTTGTGCGCTAGGGTAGTCGTTGCGGTTGAACATATCGCCTTGCTTGAACGCCATGTCTGAAACAATAGAGTCATAACTCACGATGAAGTCATCAAGGGCCTTGTTAAACCCCGTCTCATGGTTGCGGTACTCTTGCATGAACGGCGGCACATCAGGCGTAGGTAGGTAGTACTGCGCCGAGTTCCACTCATAAGTGCGTCGCTTCATCCAGTTATAAATAGTCTGGCGATAGTTCATCAACGCTTTGTGCTTGGGGTGATCGGCAAGCAAGTTCTTGGTGTACCTACCCGCCGACTTGTCAGCGCGCTTTGCTGTAGTAACTTCATCACTGATGACTTTGTCTTGCTTGGTTGCAGACCAGACGCTGATCTCGACCGCGACGAGGACGCCACTTGATGCCAGTGATATAAGGTGCTTGGGCTTTTGCAGAGTTAACTGCGCTTCGGGTTGCGACGCATCGTCGCTGTATTCATGTTCGTACATAGTAAGACTCCGTATGGTTAGGTAAGTGCGATGCGTAAATAACGATTCACACATCGGTGAAAACATATTTAAAGAATGAACAACATAATGAACATCAACAACACAAACAGCGTTACTGCAATGAATGACCAGATGATTGACCGCATAAGTTACTCCCTCCAATAACGGACGATTGATTCACTTTCGCTCATCCATAAACTACATTATACCACGATATGTATAATAAAACTATACCTATAAATAAGAAAGTAATTTACTCATCTTCCTCATCATCGAACGAACCAACAAAGTCAGCCTTCTTTAGTATGGGTTTGTCCAAGGCTAGGGCGTACCACGCAACCAACTGCCTTATGCCCTCGATGGTTTCGCTACCCATGTATGGCTCGGTATATCCAACAGGCACACCCGCATCGTTGTAATGCACCTCACAAAGCTCAATCCACGGGTCACCACCGTAGTTCTCATCGCTCAGGTCAATCAGTCTAAAATTCCATGTACTCATGCCGCACTCCTTATGTATTTCGGGTTCAGGTCTTTCAAGTCGTTCATGTCCGTGATAAGTACTGCGTTGGACTTGTGTAGGTTGACCACTGTCCGTGTGGGTGGAGGTTGTTTAGATGCACACCCGATGCAGACCTTGTAGTTAATATGTTTCAGTTGATACCGCGCCAAGGGGTACTCTTCCCCACAGGTTTGGCATTGGGGGTTGTCAGTTGGGTTGGGCATCATCTTTGTTCTCCTTAATAAGTGAACACCAAATCTCATGCACGAGCCTTGCGCTTGTGTCAAACATAGTCGCATCCTTTTCAAGTCGTGCTTCGTTCATAAGGTCTATGAGCGAGTCAAGCATCTCCCAACTTAACTGCTCGTTGTTTTGCATCTTTGCCCGTAGTTTTTTGCTATCTAATATGGTCATCTCATACCCCTTCGTTGGTTTTGTTTTGGAACATCTTGGCGTAGCACAAGCGTGACTCAATAATTTCATAGTCGTTGTATGCGTCTGCGCGGTTGTCGCCTTCGATGCATAGGTGCATCTCATAGTCAGCGGTGTCGGGGTCGGTAAAGGTGTCGAGTGGTCGCCCGTTGCGTAGCAGGATATAGATTCTGCGGGGGAGTGAAACCTTGGGTTGTGCGGGTGTGGTCGGGTCAGCGGGATTGGTTGGTTGTTCCACGCTTGGAGTGTGTGGGAAAGAAGCGTTGCGGTGTGCGTGTAGCTGTGCCGTAAAGAAGTTCTCAGCGATACGGATCATTTCGTTTTTGATTGAAGCCATGATGTTGTCCTATAAAGATAGAAGAAAGGTTGGAAACAAATTTCACTGCATGGTGAACGACTAAATTAAGTTGGAGAGGCATGCGTTGCTTGTTAATACTTTACCCCTCCAACAACTACATTATAACATGATATGTATATTAAAACTATACCTTTATATTACTTTGTTTTTTAGTCGTCTTCGTTCTGCCGGATCACGGCATCGAGTTGGTCATACACAAACACGGGTGTGGTGTGTTTGATTGCGGGTATGGGCTTGGCATAGTCGGGTGCTATTGCAGGGGTGTTTTCGATTCGGGCGTAGGTGGCAGATGAGAATAGGGCGTCACCACGCTTTCCCTTACGATATCTGTAGACGAGGGTTGAGTAGTGGACGCCAAGAATCTTTGACCACTGGGTGAGGGTGTGGCGCTGTCCTGCGTAGGTGAAGTACAGGTTACGGAAGTTCTGCACTGTGGGTTCGGGGATGGCGCGGCGCAAGGCGTCGAGTTGCTCTTGGCGTTTTTTGTCTGCGATGAATTGGTCGATGCGGTTTTGCATGGTGATTTCCTTGTTCTAAGAGGGTGAAAAAGTTTGTTCTAATGTTCTGCGATGTTCTGAAACTCGAGTTTGTTAAATGCTACAGGTTTTTAGAAAAGTTGTCAAACTCTAGCTTTAGAACAAGCTTGATTTTACTAGGTTTTTTTAATTTTTTTATTATTATTATTATATATATATTTTAAAAAATAAGTAAATCTGTTCTAATGTTCGAGTTTTGGCGAAAAAGGGGGGACGGTTACCTGATAAAAAATTGGGTGATGAGATGCACTTGCAAAAGGTTCGGAGCTTTTAAGAAATTGTGCAAAATCCCGCCCCCACTTTTCTGTAAACTCGAACTTTAGAACAAAAATAAAAAATACATAGCTGAATCAAGTACTTACAAGGCTTTCCTCTAGAAAAAGGTTAGAACAAGATTTAGAACGTAAAAATAAATAGTGTTATATATCAATGACTTAGCTTGTTCCGGTGTTCTAATTTTGTTCTATTTTGTTCTAATTTCACCGAGTGGTGAAACGCTAAATAAGATTCTTGTTCTAAATTCCACGTTTGACATAGCCTATGTAAAACTCGAACTCGAGAACAGAAATTTCAAAACTCGAACTTTAGAACAAAACTGTCAACACGCTAACGACGCGCACGCGACAAAAAGAACTGGCATCATTTGCTGGGTCTGTACTGAGCGCGACCTGATGGCTCAGTTAACACACTCATAGCACACGCGCGCACTACATAACTGGTTTCAAAAGCAGGGGGCGAAAAAAAA